AAACACCAGGCTGTTGCCTTCACGCTTGAGCATTTCTTTTTTCTCAATCAAGTCCACTAGGCCTGAGTAAGGGCTCATGCCTGTGGTGTAAGGAATCTTGACTTGCACGCCTTCAAAGGGTTTGGCATAGCGGGTTTTCATGACTTTACAGCCTGCACGAATACCGTTGACGTCTGACACTTTGTTGCCGTCTTCGTCTTCTTTCAGCTTCATTTTCTTCATGGCCACCACAATTGAACTGGCGTAAATGAAACCTTGACCGCCGGAGATTTTGTCATCGGGGTCAAACATGTCCTGGCTTGCGTATGTGTGATTGGTACAAACCAAGCCCACGTTATAACTACCAAACATGTTCACACAGTTACGCACCAATGCTGTCAGTGCTTTGGGTTTACGACCCAGATCACCCTTCATTTCTCCAGCATCAAACTGGTTAACGTCTGTGGGAGTCAACAACATGCCCAAGCTGTCAATAACAAACATGACCTTGGGACGTTCGCCTTCAGGCAAGGCTTTGTAGTCACTCATGAATGTTGAAATAGTTTTTGCCACGTCGTCGATCATGGCCATACTCAGTTTCAACAGTTTGCTTTCACTTGTGTCTACACCCAAGGCCTTGAGCCAGTCTTCGTCCAAGGCGTTTTCACTGTCAATCAACACCACAAAGATACCTTGCTCTTGTGCGTTCTTCACAATATTGCCTGAACAGATATAACTTTTGCCTGCACCTGAATCGCCAGCAAACACTGTGACTTTGCCCAGGGGAATGCCGCGATTGAAGTCGCCTGAGATCAGGTAATTCAATGCATAGTTGCCTGTGCTGATCCAGTCTGTGGGATCGTTAAATCCAATACTCAATCCTTCAATGCTTTTTGTTATTTCCTTGCGGAACTTGCTTACGTCAAATGGTTTTCCCATGATTTTCTTCCTTGTATAAATCTTTAAAAATTGTTCTACTGTCTAATTTGCGTCTTTTGTCTAGTTCGTCAAGATTTGCAAACGTGGAGTTTATATCTTTTTTGGTAGGTCTGTTGGTATAGTTTAACATCAAGTTAAGTGAATTGTAAAGAGAATAGATGGGATTGGCTGCATCTAATTTATTCTTTATTTTGATTCTGATTTGTTCCAGTGTCTCTTCTGACAGATTATTAACGTGCCAATGGTCTGGATATTCCAATGGATTAACAATTATAGAATTTTCATGAAACCCTTGGTCCAAAATAAAGTCTATGCAATCAAAAACTCCTGTGGCATTGAGAATAAACCACACTGAATTAAAATTAATTTTGTCAAAATCGTTTCTTAATTGATTTAAATTTTCTACGAACTTTGTCCAACTACCGCCATACCTAACATACTCAAATTCTTGCCCAATGTTGTCTATGCTCACAGTCCAGTGTACGTTTTTAAATTTTTTCAAAGCATTGTATATGTCATTGTTAATGATGCTTAGATTGGTATTGATACGAATGCTGACGTCAGGATTTATAGCATACATTTTATCCAGTAACACAAGATTTTCTTTGATCAACAAAGGTTCCCCACCTGCTAGATACACATGATTCACTGTGTCAAGATGAGTGTATATGTACTCCAATGAGTTTTTTAATGCGTCATCTGATATTTTTTGTGGAAGATTTAACTCGCTGGCCCAGAGACTGCTGAGATCAGGACCGCAATACACACAGGCAAAATTACAAGTGTTCTTCCAGCGCAGATCAAGCATTTTGGGAACATGGTTCTTGGCATTATCAAACACTGTTAAGTCTTTGTCATACAGTGTTTTCAAGTACCACACTCGATTACTGACTTGTTCCATGCTATTTTTTTGATCTTTTTCTAAATTATAGCATTGATCGCAACCTTGATGATATACATCAGACATCATGTCTTGTTTGATTGCTTGATTGATAGAACCCATTACAATGTCTTCAAGTGGTTGATGGTTTATGTTTCCTAACGAAGTTTTTGTTATAGCACAATTTTGTACTCTTCCATCAGGTTGTATGAACACACCCACCCAAGGCAATGTACAAAAGTTCTTTTTGTAAAGATATTGTTTTGGAGTCATGTCACAACCACACCGGTGATTTAGCGCGGCTCAACGATATCTCATTGACTTGCATTCCTTGGCCGTTCACCGATACCATGGTTGACACTATCATGTTGGCCCAACTGTTGGGGTCACAAAATGGCCATTCAGGTTGTTGTCCTGGTTGAGTGGCAACACCCCCGGGTCTGACCATGGTAATGATAGGCAAAAAATTCTTCCATCTCAATTGAGATATTGCATCATCTAATGCAATTTTTTGATTTCGATACTGGCTCATATCTATGTCGCCCTGATCTGGAATGGGCAGATTCATTGGATACTGTGTCATCATGGTACCGATACACCAAATGTGCTTGCCAGACTGTCCTTGCCATTTTTCCCACACTGCATACAGCAGTTCAGTTTGTGCATATCCTGCCTGTGCATTGTTTATGAACATATCACATGGAGAAATTTTTTCCACAATTTTTGAAATGTGTTTGATATCGTCACCATGACGTTTACTCAATCCCACAATCTTGTGTCCACGATTTTGTAAAACATTTGCAAGTGATTGTCCTATGCCTGCGGTATGGCCTGTAATGGCAATTTTCATTTAAAATAGTCCCAAAGTTTGATACCACGTAGTTGATCCTGAGCGGTTGTCCACAACTGTAATTCAACTGTGTTGTCTTCTCCTGTGGCTACAACGGATTTTAATTCATCAGGCACGTCGGCTTGTCTTGTCAAGTGATTGTTGTGTCGCACACTCAACACCGAAGGATTTTCTAATAGTGCCCATGAATGTTTTAAGTTGTGCTGGTGTACATAAGAAAAAATATTCTTCAAGTCACCAATATTCAATGCGCTCACTGTGGTCCAGGTATTTAACTCTTGTATGCCCATGTTTTTATAAACCATCAAGTTGCGTTCAAAATTGTCCCAGGCAATGGGCCAACGGATATAATCATGTTTTCGACCAATACCATCTAGACTCACAGTCACTGTCACATGTATGTTTCGATTCAACACAATGTCAATCTCTGGAATAACCACGGAACAATTGGTGTTGATTCTGACACTGGTCACACTGTCCGGAATATTTTCAAGTATGTGACGGTATTTTTTACTAGCACTGGGCTCGCCACCGTTGATATCCAAATGCACAACACGTTGTAATGGCAATTTCCAAAATTGATCACTGTTGTCTATGCGTGGGTAATCCCTAGTAATCAAGCTGCCAATTTTGGTACTAAAATTTTCATTGCAGGTTTGGCATGCACTGTTGCACACATTGTCCAGCACACCGCCCACAATCAAATAATCTTTGCGAGTTTGTTGTTTGTCAAACTCTATGGCATTGAGTCTGATGCTGGTGCCATTGATCTGTTCAGTTTGTTTACAACGTCCACACTCGTTGGGCCATATACCTTTGGTAAAACTCAATTTGCTGTTGCGTAACCAAGAGCTTTGTTCCATTTCTTCAAGACTGGTAAACTCAGGTGCTTGAATCATGTGGCCGCATCTACTAACTGTGCTATTGGAATTGAATCTTGCAAAATGATCAAGTCTTGGGCAATACATGTTTTATAATGTCAGGATGGTTGGTGTGATAGTACTGTAGCAATTCAGTCCAAGTCATTTCTTGGCCTGAAAGATCCAACAGTATTTGGTCCAAGAACAACCAAAGTTCAATGTTGACATCATCTTTGAACAATGCGTCAATGAACTTTTGATCAGGAGCAATTACTCCTGTTGGCTTGGCATCAATGTGAGTGATTTGGGCAAAGTCTTTGAAATTTCTAAAACGTATTTTGGTATCGTTACGTAGATACCCACTGAGATTTGCCACCCAATGAAATTGTGGCAAATAGTGTGTGTTTAAAAATTTATATCGGCGTGCGAACCAAAATGCAGTGAAATAATCTAATTCAGGGTGATCGCGTTGAAGATATTGCAAGTAAGTGTTGATTCCACTGACATACCTGGCTCGGGGACTACGCACATACACATCTACATAGTCAAGAGCACTTATTTCGTCATTGGTGAACACAGCAAGGTTTTCTCTTGACTGTTGAACCCTCAAACTGCTGCTTCCGTTTTTCTGAATTAGATAAATCCATTGATTGTGAAGTGGTAGAGATACCACTTCACAAAGTTTTGGAAACAGCTCTGTGTCCAGAGCTGTTCGCATTACTTGGATTGACGGCTACGGATCATGGCCAGGATGTCCTGAGCATTTTGTCCTGAGGCTGCAGGCCGAGCCACTGGTGCGGCTGCCGCAGGAACATCGTCTTCGTCAAAGTCACTCGCTGGCGCAGGCGCTGCCACTTTGAGTGCAGGCTTGACTGCTGGTGCATCTTCGTCAACATGTGCGGCTCCGGCGCCACCAGGTGCTTGTACACCTGCAGGACGGAAGTATTGACCCCAACGTTCTGTGTCGTAAGGTTGTCCATCCACTGATGCCTCAAACATCTCTTTGATGACCTTGAGTTCAACATCACCTGGCTTCTTGGGCAGGAATGTGCTCAAGTCAAACAAGCCATGTGTGGCAATTGCAGCCTGTTCTGCTTCTGTGAGTGCAGACTCTTTACGTGCCCACTTTGAAGTTGAGTAGTCAGCAAAGCCACCTTTGGCTGTTTTACTGACTCGGAAGTCCAAGCCACGCAGTGTGTCTGTGGGCATTTCTTCCAGCTCAGGATCCATCAGCGCACCTTTGATGGTGGCAAAGATTTGTGGGCCGATGATAAAACGTCGGATGGGATTTTCTGGAGTCTTGTCTTCGCTTAGTGGATTCTCACGCACAAAGCCTTGAAAGATGTATGAACGTTTTTTCCAGTATTTGCGGCCCATTTCTTCAAGGCTCTTGTCCTTGAACCAGGTGCGCACTTCTGCCAAGATAGGACATGCTTCGCCCCACATTTCCACACAAGGTACTTGCACGTACACTTGTTTGGAATCCCCTTCGCCTTTGATGCCAGCGAAAGGTAAACGAATCATTGCTCGTTCTTGCCAGAAAAATGTGTTTTTTGTATTTGCATCGGGAAGGAATCGCAGTGTTGCACTTTGTCCTTCTTCCATGTTCCA